CCTCAGCCTCCTCCTTAGTATCGAACCAATCCGTTCGCGTATTCACGAATGAAGCAGCAGCCTCTTCCCATTCATCGGCGCTCCATACGCCGATGCTTCCGTGGTGTTCTGTTACCGCCCACTTCATTTCACCTCCGCGCTATCACGGGCGCACCCGGCGGCAAGGCCGCAGCGCCGCTTACCATTATCTCTGGCGCAGCTTTGGGTTTCTGTTCGTCCAGAAGCGCGCGCAAGAGTCTAACTTCCCGTCTCAGCTTGTCGATCTCATCCTGATAGCTTCTCAGGATGCGCTCGTGATCTCGTTTGCGCATTTTATCTACTCCCGCGCGGCTTTCTGCTTTGAATCCGAGATTTGACGGCAGCAATCGTGGCCTCGACATCCGTCGCAAAGCCCTTCACCCGTCGCCCGCCGCCCCACTGATACGACCACTTATCGCCGTCATCGCTCCCACTCCACACGCGGAAGCCCAATTCCTGGAGGCCCTCGATGAGGGCATTCGGCTAAGCAAGTATTGAACATAATCTTTTTTATGAGAGGTTCCCGGTAGTATGTAAGAACCCAGCTATTTAGTCACTCAGCGCACGCAAGCTATATCGAATTACTCAGTCCTCATCCTCTTTTTGCAATCGTCCAATGATTTTGTTGAACAGTTCACCTATCTGCTCAATAAAAGCCGGGAACAGGCGGATGATCATGCCAAGCGAGGTGACTATCATGATCTCACTGCCCAACGTGTAGACGATTTCGCTTTCGACCAGTGCGACGGCCCACGCCTCGAATCCCAATCCGCTCGCTTTGTAAATGACATCAGTGGCGACATCGACGAGGTGCAATCCGGCGGTGATCAGAATCGCCCACCTTTTGTTTGTGTCGGTTGCAAACACATACATAAATCCGATCTGGCCGATCTGCGGCAGGAGCGCCACCAGGCCGATCACCCACTCATTCACTTTCCGAGTCGGCAACTGTTGGTATCCGGCCAGGCTGGTGCTGTAATCCTCAATGAAGATTCCGACACCCACCACCAGCATAATCACGAAAACCCCGAAGATCGGGATGACAAACGAGCTATTTTCAATTCGTTTTGCTGCTCTATGGAACACGTCAGACACGGCGCAATAGCTCCGAATACGCGATCCGAGCCGACGCCACCAATGGCTCATCGAACGGAATCATCGCCACGACCTGCTCAGCCAGGAACCGCGGCAGCCATTCGTGCGTCACCGTCCCGTCTCGCAGCGTGCGAATGATGGCGACGGGCGGGCCGTAGTGAGCGGCAGCGGGCAGGATGTCTAAGCCGCGACCGCTTCCAGAGAACATCGACAATTCCCATCGCATTCGACGCCATGCGACGGCCATACGCCGCCCGTCTCGCGCAGCATCGCATCAAACGATTCGTATTCCTTGTTGCCAAATGCCAAGCAACTGGCGCAATGGTGCGCCAACGGATCGAGATGCCAATACACACGGTCTGGCGCGCCTAGGCCGATGGCGTGCTGTATGAACGACCACAGCGCGCCGGCATACAGCGCGACGCGCGCCCGGATCGTGGCGAGAAGGCCGGCCAGCGCCGCCGCGCCCGTGCCCAGCGCCAACGCCCTGAGAATATCTTCATCTTGCAAGCCGCCACGCACCTTGCGCTCGATGGCGGGCAGCAGGTTCTGCTCCAGCAAGCGATCATTCTCCGCGACGGCATCGGCCAGCGCCTGGAGCACTTCGGGCGTCGGCTCGACGCTGGACAGCCACTCGGCCATGCTCTCACGACCCTCTTGTCGCAGGCGCAACAGGAGCGCGGCGAGCGCGGCGGCCAGGATTTCTTCGCGGCGGTCGTCGTCTTCGGCGGCGGCCAGATCGCGCGCCAGGTCTTCTGACCAGTCGGTGTAGGTATCCTCAAGCTCACGCTGATAGGCGTTGACGTGGACGACGGCTTTCGGGCGTCGCCCGGGTCCGCCGCCGCGCAGGTCGGACTGGAATATCTCTGCCGCTTCTTCCGCGCCCGCCTCGCCCTCACTACCTTCACCTCTTTCCTCATCACCCTCATCCCCGCCTGCGCCGCCCTCTTTCTTTTTCGCCAGTGCCTGCCGCATCTGCTCTCGGCGCAGCTCGGCCTCTTCCTGCTGTTGCTGGATGACCTCGATCGGCTTCTCCGGCAGATCGGCCAGCTCGCGGATATGCGCCTCAAGCTCAGGATCGGGCGTCAGCAATCCGATGCCGGTCATCTTCTCGACGAACGTTGCCACATCGATCAGAGATTGCTTGAATACCGGCGAATGCGCGACGCGTGGCCTGCCCGTCAGGCCGGGGAAATGATTCAGGCGGAACAGCCGCTCCGTGCCGAAGCGGTGGATCGTCTCCTCGATCAGGTCGGCCCAGGCCGCCACGGCCAGCGTGAAGAAGTCCACTGTCTCGCCGGCCAGCGCCTGCGTGCCGACCTTGTCCATGCCGAGGTGGATGAACTGCGCCAGCCCGACCATCGCCATGCGTTTCTCATACCGCTGAATGGTCGTGTCGAGGACGACGGGCCGCCCGCCGCTGGGTGTCAGAAGCTCGACGAGTACGCCTTGTCCCTCCAGCGCGCCTGCGCCCATCTTGGCGTAGGGATTGACGACGCCCATCTGCTCGTCCACGCGGATGTTGCGCACGATGCCCTTGTACGCCGTCAGGTCGGAATTGGCGTCGTCCGTGCGCGATGTGTCTGAGCCGAGATACACGACCGGAATGCCCGATCCGAACCGCTCGGCTGATATGGCCTCAACCTCTTCCAGATTCTTTTTCATCCACCAGGCGCTGTACATAGCGCGCAAGATGGCTCTGCCCTCCGGGTCGTTCTTGCGCGCGGTCGTGCGAAACAGGAGCGCCTTTTCAATCGGGATCGGCTCAGGCGGCGTACCCATGTTCGGGTCCTGCTGCCGGAAGCCCTGGATGCCGCCGTGCTCGTCGAACAGCCACGGCTCGTTCTGCGCCAATGTGTCCTGGCCGATGTAAATCCATTTGCGCCAGCCAATCTTGCCATCGTCGTAATTGCTGGCCGGGTCGCGCGCATTACCCAGGCGGCGCTTGTAGACAAGCTCCATCGGCACAAATCCAAACTGGAGCATGTCCAGCGCCCAGTCGATGGCATCGTTCCATGAATGGCTCATGTCGCCCATGCAGCCGTCCAGGAATTCGGCGGCCTGCTCGTCTGCGCGCGTCTCGCCGGCAGGCTCCACGCTCCACGACAGGCGCCGGATCGTCATCTTCGTCGCCATGAGCACGGCGGCGGCGATGGGATCGTCGCCCATCTCGCGATACAGCTGCATCTTGCGGTAGAGCGGCTTGAAGACGCGGTCATAGTCCTCGTCCACATTGCCCGCGAACTGCCGCAGGCCGCTCGTGCCGATCTCGCGGAATGTCGGCCCGGTCGGGCGCGCGTTCACCTGGAACGTCTCGCCGTCGCCGTGGCCGTTGCGCCGCATGTCAGAGCGCAGCCGATAGACGTAGGAGCGCGACAGGCCGAAGCGGTCGGCGACGGCCTGCGCGGATTCATCTTTGAGCGCGTCAAGGATTTGCGCATTTCGAGCCTTGTGATCTGTCATGGTCTACCGCCTATGGTGTCCCGTCGGCCGGTCGCGCCCGAAGCGCCCGCCCTGCGGCTCGCTACGCACGAATTTCGAGCGCGCCTTCGGGTTTGCCTCGCGGGTGGCACCCGGCATGGATTCCGGCGCGGCGTAGGCCAGCATCACGGCGTCGCCGCTGTCCGGGCTGCGCCCCAGCCGCTTGACGATTTCATCCTTGCTCTCGATCTTGATCCTGCCCGCGCTGGTGAGCGTCCACTTCGGCGCGGTCAGGTCGGCCAGCAGGTCGTCGTCGGGCGGCAGAGCGATGTCGTCGCCCGATTCCGGCTCGAGCCGCTCGCGCAGGCCCCACAGCAGCGCCGAACGCAGGTTGACGAATCCGAAGCGGCCCGTCTTGTCGCGCAGCCCCGTCGCTTCGCCGACGTTGATCGGGCGCACATTCAGGCCCTGCTCGCGCAGGCGGTCGAACACGCCGGCGCCGATGCCGATCACGTCTATGTTGGCCCAGTCCACGCTGATCATCTCCGAGGCCAGAAAGCCCGCAGTCTCCATCGTGTCGCGCTTGCTGTGCCTGATAAGCGGCGCGAACCAGTTGCCCGTGCGCGGCGCGAAGACCGTCTTGTTCTCGCCCGTGCGGGCGATGTCCGCGCCGAATGTCGTCGGCGTATCGCTCGGCCTGCCGTCCGGTGTCCACCTATCCATCGCCGCCTCGACCCAGGCCAGCGGGATCACGGTGTCCGTCTCGGACTGCGCGAACTCGCCCGCGACGCGGTTCTGGTAGACCGCCGACTGTTCGCCCCACTGGACGGCCATCAGGTCGGCCCACTGCGCGAAGCCCGGCACGACTCGCCGCGCCTCCGCCTCTGTAACTCGGATGATGTGCCAATGCGGATAGGAGCGCCGGTTCGTCTGGATGTCGTAAAAGCGGCCAGCCGGCTCGCCCGGCGTGCTGATGGCCAGCGCGTATCCCTCGCCCGTGGAGAACGCGCCTTCGGCGGCGTCCCATATCTCTGCCTGAAGCGTCTTGGCCTCGTCGAACCCGTAGAACACGACCGCGCTGTGCGCGCCCTCGATCTTGGCCTCGTCGCTGGAGGCCAGCGCGAACGCGAAGCGGTTGTCGCCCAGCTGCAGGCGCCGTTTGAGCAGTTCGCGCTCCGGGCGCACACGCAGGCCAATGCGATCCCATTTTGCGCGCGACGACCATTTGTGTATTTCGGGCCAGAGGTACTCCGTGAGCTGCCGCCATGCGCTTGCGGTCGTTGGGGCCTTGATCTCCTCGTGTACGGCCAGCGCCCACAGCACGGCCCACGCCTCCAGCGCCGTCTTGCCAATGCCGTGCGGCCCGCGCATGCACACGCGCCGATGCTCCAATAGCGCCGATAGCGCCTGTTCCTGGTACGGACGAATCTCTATGACGCCCAGGATGTCGCGCGCGAAGGCAACCGGATCGCGGC